AAGAGGGGAAGATAAAGCTTTTAACTAATAACCCCAAGTTTTCAAACAGAGCCGAAAAAACGGTAGAGTACACATTTCATGCGTGAGTATACAAAAACAACTGATTTTGAAGCTTACAAAAAGCAAGTATCATCGCAGTTATCACAGACTCCAGAGGCTATCACAGCGCGTTTCAACACAATCGAAGAAACGGTATCTAAGCAAGGAGAAGCTTCGAATAGCAAGTGGCAGGAACTGGAAAATTATATACAGTTTTCTTCCGCTGGAATTACACTTGGAAAGAAAAACGATCCGCTGACACTGGTACTTGATAACGGGCAAATCTGTTTCATGCAGTCAGGCCAAAAGGTGGCATGGTTCACGAACAATCAATTGTACATATCTAATGTTGCAGTAACAACTGCAGCAACGATTGTAGGGTTACAGATATCGCGCCATGGGCGCCATATACAGATTAGTTAAGGAGGAACGATGGCAACATTTTACAGCGGCAAAAGTGCTTATGTACAGATGGCATTACGAGTTACAGAGACTGGCACTGATGTTAATGCCAATACATCGTCTATCAGCTGGGCGCTCGTAGCGTGGTTCGTAGGCACAGATGCGTCGCAATGGTACTCCAACACATCGCACGATATTAGTGTTGTTATCAATGGCGCAACAGTTTTCAGCCGTGGTTCTGGAACAAAAGTTACAGTGAGCGTAGGTACCGATCATGCATCGGAGTCCAATCCTGTAACAATTGCTTCCGGAACCACCACAATTACGCACGATTCAGATGGCGCGAAAACAATATCTGCATCGTTCAGCATGGTGTATAAGTGGGATACCAGCAAGGCATGGTCAGCATCTGGTACGATGGCGTTAACACAGATCGCGCGAGCATCACAGCCATCATGTATCACCTACCCTAACACGACGGAGGATATCGGCGAGCTTGGAGGTTCAATATATATTCACGCAAACCGAGCATCTTCTAGCTTTACGCACACCATGAGGTATGCGTGGGGGACGTTATCTGGAACAATCGCAACTAATGTAGGAGATAATTGCAAGTGGACAATACCGAACGATTTTGCAACGCAAATTCCAAATCAGTCAACTGGCTGGGGAACGATCTATTGCGACACATATCTCAACGGCACACTGATCGGAACAAAAAGCGTTGGTTTTAAGGCATCGGTACCGCTAACGATGCAGCCAAAAGGCAGTTTTACGGCAGCCAAAACCAGATCATATGGGCCCGATCTATATGTACAAGGCGTAGATCAACTAAAAATAACAATAACGGCATCTGGCCAGTATGGAGCATCAATCACTTCAATTACCACAAAAATTGATGGATCAACCTACTCAGGCGCATCGTTCACAACTTCGATCATCAATGCATCTGGAACGGTTGGACTAACAATAACACTTACGGATAGCAGAGGCTCAAAAACAACAATAGCAGGGCAAGTAAGGTTTTTTGCATACAGTCCACCACAAATCTCGGCCTCGGCATATCGGTGCAACGCCTCTGGAGGATTGGACGCCTCTGGAGCTTACATCTGCGTCAAAGGTTCGGGTACTATCACTTCACTCAACAACCAAAATGGTCGCTTATATACCGTGTATTGGAAAAAGACTACCGAAAATGCATGGAACAGCAAAGCCATAACAATGGCATCGTATACATTAGATCAGGCAATCATTGTTGCTGCAGATACATCGTATAGCTACAACATACGCGCCAGACTGCAAGATGGCCTGAAAGCAATCGACTATAATACAGCAGATGTAATGTCGGCTTTTGCCTTTATCGACGTACTTACGGCTAGTGAAACAGACGATACAAAAAAAGGCATGGCAATTGGCAAAGCCGCAGAAGTTGAAGGAGCTGTGGATATAGGATGGAACTTGATAGCACGCAAGGGATTTACCTGGCAGGGAATGCCACTTACATACTTTACCCCCACAGTTAACGTGGCGGGTGAGTACTACGGAAAATATGGCTGCTACGCAAAAATCGGACACGTTGCAATTGTGGTACTGATGGTGCAGATCAAGAGCGTGAGCGGATCAGTGCCGTCTGAAATTAAGATTACACTACCGGATACCCTAAAAGCGGTTGATCACTGGCTACAGCCATCCCACCCGATAGTAGGCCAGTGGGGTGGTACCTTTTTGGGCGTTTTTCGGCAAAACCAAAACTCGGCAGTACTCACAGTACTTCCGGCATCCAGTGTAACAGCTGGCACATATTTGGCCAATGGATGCTATACTTTTTTTGTCCAGTGACGCACAACTAAGTGCTTGATTGCTACAACTAGGACGACAACTAGGACTACAACTAGGCAGTAATTAAGCTACAATTAGGGCTACAATTAGAGCTGCAACTAGGACTATAATTAGGCGTTTAACCGCGATTTTGCTCCAAAAAGGCGTTACAATTACGCAAAGTGCAAAAACACACAGAAAACCTATATTTTATGCGGATTTTCGACATTTTGGAAAGATGCAACTATAGGAGTTTTGGCCGTAAAAAAATGGCTTATAAAGCTAAAATTGCGCCAGCGCAATAAAGAAAGGAGAAAAATGGTAACAGCAACATTTGAGGAAGGGAAAAGAATTTTACGCGTTCTCGGCCTATGGCAGTATGATCATGATCAGGTGCTAAGAATCGAAGGGCTGAACCTACCAGCGATGACACAGGTACACTTTGCCACGTCTGAGTGGGATGGCGAGACGACCAACCGAGTAGCGTCAACATCAAACAAAATTACTACAGTAACAATTCCGGATGCACTCCTGCAAGAGTGTCCGAAGAGTGCTTGCAACAGCGATTCTTACAGCATCTTTGCATGGATCTACTTAGACGATGGTACAACTGGAAAGACGGAGTACCGTATCGAGCTGGTTGTGGAGCGCCGAGCAAAACCGGCAGATCAGACAACGACGGACGATGACAATCTGGCCAACACGCTCACACAGATCACCAAGATTGCTAACAACCTTGATGCAAAAGAAAAAACAAACGAAACCAACATCAAGGCAAATGCAACCGCTATCAGCGAGTTACAAACAAATTTTGCACGATCCGAGAAAGCATCTCTTAATGAAGCAGTAGAAAGATACTACGCGATGCGCCGAGGCCCAGACATCTACACAGTAGAGGAGCTTGATGCCAGCACAGCACAGGCATGTGATGTGAATCGCTTGGATGCGCTGACGGGACTTACTTGCGAGCCATCCACCAATACATATCGAGGTGTAGACCAGATCGGCACACTTGACGCGTTTCGCCCCACTATTGTCAACTGGGTACTGGATGATGATGGCAACCAGATCATCACAGCAGTTGAGGGGATGCCCGGTTTTTCACGCACCGGAAAAGTTAATCTGGCTGTTATGAACATGGGTCTGTATTACAAGGAGGAGCGTAACGCGGCTGGAAACGGCATTCTGCGCCATTGGTCGATGCTTCCGCGAGTGGCAGAGGGCTACAAACCGCTCAAAGAGTGTGTCCGCCCAGACGGCACAGTACAGGGTTGGATGCTACATGCCAAGTGTTGCGCCACTGAGATTGATGGCGTGCCATACGTCACAGAGGGATACAACCCGGTAAGAAGTAAGATATCTCACGCAAACTACGCTTATGCACGTAAGCAGGGCGCGGCGTATGGCTACGAGGTTGACGCGGATGCAGTATGGGTGGAAAGCTTAACCATGATTAAGTATGGCACCAGAAATTTACAGAAATACATGAAAGGCGCATCAGCCTACTACTTGCAGTACAAGGTTACAGCCGCAAGCACCGGAAATAAAGTTATCCTTGCAAAAGCGGATGCGGCTAATCTGGTAATCGGCTCTTGCGTATCGGTAGGCGATGCCACAGGAAAAACAGATTACGACCGTGGAAATGCTTATATGCACAACATCGCAGATTCTGCAATGATCACAGCAATCACGTCAGTGGATGATAACAACTCTGCGGTGTATCTGGACTGCGGCTCGATCACAACCAAGGTAGGCATGTATGTATCAACCATGCATTGGCGTACCGGCTCAACTAACAAGGTACTTGGTTACGACGGATCACCGGTATCCAACACTGACGGAAAGAACATCTGCAAGATCAACGAGATCGAGATCCTAAACGGCGGCTACTCTGTGTGCGGAAATGCAATCAACATCATGTCCACAAGTGCAGCAGGAGCCACGACGGTGACAATGTACTATACGGATGATGCCAGAAAGCTGACAACAGATACCTCTAAAATTAAGCAGCAATATAAGGTAGCCGGAACTTTCCCAGCAACCAACAACGCTTGGCTATACATCAAGGATATGATTGTAGATCCAGTATCTGGTTACATGGTGCCAAAGTCCTTCGGTGGCGGTGACAAAACATATTGGGCTGATGGATACCATACAGGCCAGAATCCAGATGCCGGAACCGAAACAGCCCGGGAGCTGCTGCTGCGCGGTGATCTGAACTACGGCGGGCTCGCTGGCCCCGCTTGCGTGCGTGCGGAC